CTGGCGCTGGGGGCTCAGATCAAGATGCGGTCGCACGCCAGGGCCGGGCCGATGGGCGCCTTCCAGATCGTCGGCGCCACCTTGAGGGCGCATGCCGCGCGGCTCGGCATGGACCTCGACAAGACGCTGTTCTCGCCGGAGAATCAGATCAAGCTCTTCCGTCACATCCTGGCGACCGAAGGTCCCGGTGCCTGGGCCGGTTTCCATGGCAGGCGCTTCAGCCGCGAGCAAATTCTGCACGCCCTGAAATATGATTGGTCGAAAGGACTGATGTCCGATTCCGGAGGCGCCTCGGTCGGCGGCGGCGATTACGGCCTGTTCGGCTCTCACGGTGGCGTCTCGGCGCTCGGAGCCGGGGGCCTTAATCCGACCTTCGCGGCCAAGCTCAATCAGTTGCACGAGATGGCGGCGAAAGAGGGCATTCATTTCCGCATTCAGCCGGGCGAGGGCTATCGCTCCTTCGAGGAACAGGCCCGCATCTATGCCTCGCATCATCCGCGCGGACTTCCGGGAGCTAGGCCGGGAGGGAGCTATCACAACTACGGACGCGCCGGAGACCTCGAACGCGAGGGCGGCGGCTCGCTTCCGATGAGCGAAAAGATCAGGCTCGGCGCCATGGCCGAATCGATCGGTCTCACCTGGGGCGGCCGGTTCCGCGATCCGGCGCATTTCCAGCTTGGGCCTGCCGGAGGCGCCGGCTGGATAATGCGCAAGATCAGGGAGCATCCGCAGCAAGAGGCGAAGGCGACGCGCCTCGACGTGCATATCCATGACGACGGAGTAAGAATGAAGGCCAAGGGCAACATGCCGATTCGCGCCAATTATCGCGGCAAGCGCATGGCTGATGTCGGTTCCGGCACGCATCTCGGCATCGGCTCGCAATGGTGGAACAACTGAGATGGCTCTTCCGCTTCTGCAAGCTTCCTACAAGGGCGTTCCGTTCCACACCAAGAACGCGCACGAGACGGTCGGCAGGAGGCTCGTCAAGCACGAATTCCCGAATTCGGAGGAATGGTTCGTCGAGGATTTGGGAATCAAGCTGCCCTCTCTCTCGGTCACAGCGTATCTCTCGACCAATTGCGAGCCCGAGATCGCCTATCTCGCGGCCGAGGCTCTGATAGGAGTCTGCCAGACGATCGGACCGGGTCCGCTGATCCTGCCGCCATCGACCTTCATGGTCGCGCATTGCGAAAGCTGCAAGCGGAGCTTCGACAAGGACATCCAGGGCTATATGGCCTTCGATCTGGATTTCCTCGAAGAGGGCGACCAGGGAGGCATGGCGCCGTTCCAGGTCGGGCTCGCCGTCAGACTCGTTGCCGGAGCGCTCGACGACGCGATCGGCGTCATCGCCGACATTGCCGGCGATGCCCTCGAAGCCTTGTTCGCGGTGCCGGAGGCGCTGATGATGGCTGGCGACATCGCCGGCACGGCCTTGATGCTGATGGACACGGCTGCGCAGATTGCGGTCGTTTCACCTAGTCAGGCGGCTGGTCTCTCGGTCTCGCTCGATACCGCCGTGCAATCGGTGACAACCTTCCAGGCGAGCGGCACGCCTCCCTATATGAAGCCGCCCAACAAGCTTCTCGTGCAGCCCGCAGTCATGGCGAAGGCGAATGCGCCTTCGGCTTACGGGCGCCCCACGCAGACCTTTGTCGCCATGATCCGCTCGATCGGCACCTATTTCCAGAACATCGTCGATACGACGACTTCTTCCGCAGTTCTCGCGAGCAACATCCAACAGGTGATGATCGACCAGATCGGCGTCGATCCCGCTCCGAATTACGGCAAGGCGCAATATCCGAACTACGTCTACGTGCCGACCGACTTCTCGAATATCCGCGAACAGATGGTTGACGTCGTCGGCGGCGCGGTGAGGATCATGGCGGCGATCACCATGACGCAAGCTTATGCGACGGCAACCTACGAGACGCGCCAGGAGGCGCAGAAGGCCAGGGGTCTCATGGTGGCGACCGTCGAACAGGTGATCTATGCCATGGAGCCGTCCTGGCCGGGCGATCATCCGGCCATGCCGCAGTTGATTCAATCGCGAGATCAGGCATCGGCCGCCATGTTGCAAACGATCGCCGACCTACAGCCGACCGTGCAGATGTCGTTGACCGAATCGATGCCGGCGCTCTATCTCGCTTGGCGCATCTACCAGGACCCCAACCGGGCGCAGGAACTCGCCGACCGCAATGATGCGCCGCATCCGATGTGGATGCCGGTCGATTTCGAAGCGCGGGGCGTCTGATGGTCCTCATCGTTCCGGTCACGCCCCACATCGACGTTCCGATTCCACCGTCGCGCCCGGCTGATCTAAATCCCGTCGAGGCGCCCATACCGCCGAGCCGGCCTTCCGATCTCGGCAACGATAAGCCTGCCGGCGATCCGCCGACGCAGAAGAATCCGCAGCAAGGCACTTCGGGCGATTACGCGCTCGCCGAGAAGCCTCCGGGAGGTCCGCTCGACATCGTCACGCTTCTGGTCAACGGCAAGCAATATGGCGGATGGGAAAAGGCGACGGTCACTGCTTCCGTGGACGACGCGCATCGCGCCTTCAGCGTGACCACGGCAGAGCACTATCCGGATTGGCCGATTCAGCCGCAGGACGAGGTCACGGTCTACGTCAACTACACGGACATCGTTTGCAAAGGAGTCGTGGAGGTTTATGCGGCCGAACTTGCCGAGAACACTCATGTCGCCAGGATCGACGGCGCCTCTGCCTCGGTCGATGCCGTCGATTCGGCGGCCAAGTCCGGCAAGGGCGGCGCCTTCAAGCCGGGACCGGACACTGGTCTTTCCTCCAATCCGCCTGAGGGCTCGTCGGGCGGCGGCAGCGACAGCAATGCCGGCGGCAGCGGCGGCAGCGACAGCGGCACTAGTGGAAGTAGTGGAAGTAGCGGAGGCAGCGGAAGCGGAAGCAGCGGCAATGGTGGTAGCAGTAGCGGCAATGGCGGCGGCAATGGTGGTAGCAGCGGTAGCGACGGCGGCGCCGGCAGCGGCGACGATAGCAGCGACGACGGCGAGGACGATACCGGTCGCTTCCGCGACATGACCATCAAGGAGATCGGCGATCAGATCACCAAGGATTTCGATTTCAAGATCATCGACAAGACCTCGAAAGGACTCGACAAGGTCGAGCGTTTTCAGTTGCAGAACGGCGAGACCTCGTATGATGCGCTCGAACGCATCGCACGCTCACAGAACCTCTTTTTGATCGGCTCGGCTGACGGCAACATCGAGATTCACGATGGGCCGGAAAAGAACACCAAGATCGCCTTGGTCGAAGGTTATTGGCCGGTCCTCAAGATCAGCGTCAAGATTTCGACCAAGGATCGTTTTCAGACCACCAAGGTGCGCGGGCAGCGAGCCCATTCGGCCAAGGGCGAGGACCTCAAGGTCGAAGCCAAGGTCACGGACAAGTCGGTCAAGCGCAAGCGCACCAAGGTGATCATCGCCGAGGGCGACATCGATACGAAGAAAGCCCGCTCGAGAGCCTTGAACGACGTCAACAAGCAGCAAGGCGACGGCACTGCCTGTACGATCGAGGCGTCGGGATGGTATGCGCCGGACGGCAAGCTCTGGCGACCGATGCAACTCGTCTATGTGAATTTCCCGACCGTGCATATCGACCAGACGATGGGGATCAAGCAGATCGTCTGGAACAAGGAGGAAAACGGCCGCACCTATACGCGATTGGAGATGGTCGATCCCAAGGCGCTGAACGGCGAGGAGGACAAGAAATCGAAGAGCAGCGGCGCGTTCAAGCCGGGACCGGATACGGGTCTTTCGTCAAACCCACCGGATACGCCGACGAGCCCGCCAACGGTGACGCCCTCGCCGATCGGCGGCAGATCGGCTGGGCCGGTCTAGGAGGAAAGCGATGTTCGATTTCGAGAGAGACATCTACAAGAATATGGTGTTCCGCTGCGAACTCAAGGAGGTCCTGAACAACGACGGCGACAAGCTGCAACAGATCAGGGCGTCCGGCTACAAGGGCGAGGAGCTTGAAACCATGCGGGCGCAACAGCATGGCTTCACGTCGTCGCCTCCGGCCGGCTCGCTGGGCTACGGGCTCAACCTGAACGGGCGTCGCGAGAACGCCTTCCTGATCGGTTGTGAGCATCCCGACCATCGGCCGACCGGATTCCAGAGCGGCGAGACCGCGCTCTACGACAATACCGGGCAGAAGATTCATCACCAACAGAAGGGCACGCGGCACACCGTGACCTCGCATTCGGTGCATATCTCGGATGGCGTCGCGGTGCATCGCGTGCAGCCGAACGGCTATCACATCGTCGAGACCGACAACCTTTCCAAGATTCGTTTCAAGATCGGCTCGAACTGGTTTCAGCTCGCGCCGAGCGCGATCGTCAGCTCGACCAAGCCGCCCGACGATCCGACGCGCGCTTGATCCAGATCAAATATAAACGTCCGTAGCGTGGAACGGTGAACGAACGAACCAGGACAACAAGATGAACGGCGATTCCTTCCCCGAACTCGACATCAGGCTGGCGACGGAATGCCTCGATGTCGCGCCGCTCATGGATACCATCATGGTCGCCACCAACCCAACGACCGGCGAACTCGTCTGCCGGGGCGAGTGGTGGATGGCGGACACGGTGAAGGAGCCGAACAATGTCGGTGGCATTCAGGCAGAACAGGCGCTTCTGACCTCGATCGCCTTGCAACTTTTCACCGATCGCTTCTCCTCTTCGCCCACCTTTCATGCGCGCAGCGATCCGCGCGGGTGGTGGGGCGACGGCATCGATCGGCAAGGTCAGCCGCCTTTGGGCTCGACCTTGTGGACCTACCTCAACGGCACGCTCGATGCGCAGATCGCCTTCTCGGCGCGTAACGCGACCATCGAAGCCCTGCAACCGTTACTCACCAAGAACCAGGGTCCGGTCGCCAGCTTCAACGTGGTCGCCATCGCCGACCAAGCGAACTCGCGTTTGGATATTCAAATCTCCGGCTATTCGGAGGACGGCTCGACCATCTATTCACAAAAGTGGTCATTCGCCTGGGCGCAGACTCTCAACTGGTCACAGCCTTATCCGTCGTTCACGTTCACGCCGTAGGCGCGATCTGCTATCTCGGGGAGAAACCCTGGAGAGAGCCCGTGCCCTATATCCCTCCAACGCTTCAACAATGCGTCGAAAAGGCGCGGCAGGACTT